AATGCCGGATCGGACGTGACGCCCCGCTCGTGGTATTCGAGCAGGGCGTCGGTCATTTTTTTCGCCGCGACTCACGGAACTCGCCGATCAATCGTTGAGTCTGCGCCGTCAGCCACTCCCAGAGCAGCGGGTCTTGCTCGGCCAATGCCCGCACCTCGTCAACAGACCACGCCTCGTCGTTGCGGCTCCAGGTTTCGGCGTACCATCCGAACATTTCTTCAGTGATCTTGTCGGAGGTATCACTGAATGCCTTGATTTGCGTATCGAATTCCTCAGCCTCGACGCCGCCCTCGGCGAATCCGTTTCTGAGCCGTTCAAGCCTGGCTTGCCCGATTTGCGCCCGCGTGCCGATCTCGCTCAACTTGTTTTGGTGCGCCCGCGACGGATTCAACCAGACATCGATTATTACGGGCGATCCGTCGTCGCGTCGCAGACCTGGATCGTATTCGGTCAGGTCGATGGGCTTGGTGATAGCCGGGATGTTGATTTTGTCGCTCATCTCTGCCCCACCTCTAGACCGTGTTGTGATTCGTAATGACGCTCACGTCGATCATGTTACTGCTCGTCGCGTCGCGCAGGCTGTTGAAAATCGCCTTGTGCAGGTTGTTCCCCAGCGAGTTCTCGCCCAGCGGGATGACCTCAGAGAAATACCCGAACAGGTCGAAGCGCAGCCGGTAGTTGACTCCGGCGGCGATCTGCGGTCCGTTGATCTCCAGGCGCAGCGCGCGGTTCGTGCCGGCCTGGCATAGGTCGAAGATGGCGTCGGCGGTCGCGTTGCCCTCCAGCGTCAGCGTCGCCATCGCCGCGATTTCGCCTTCGCCGTGCGTGTCGAAATATTTGTTAGCAGACCCGAGCATCTTCGGGTGATTGCCGACCAGGATCTCGACCTCCGCGCCACGGAACGTCGCCGTCTGCTCAGTCGTGCCCAGGCCTGCCCAGGTTGCATCCAGGTACATCCGCGACAGCTTGCCGTTCATCGGCACGATGCCAGAATGCAGCGACTGGCCTGCCGTGAAGGTCGTCGGCGTCACCTGCCGGCCGAAGTAGCCCGCCTCGATGCTGACGGGCGACGAGCCGCCGTCCTGTGCAATCGTCCAGGCAAACTTGAGCGAGTCGAACATCACGAACTCGATTTCATACGCCTGCGTGTTGTCGCCCAGCTCGAGCGTGATGGTGTCCGGGTCGTTGGCGGCGATCAGCGAGGGCGTGATACCCCACAGATAATCGCCCTGGCTGACGGTCTGCTCGACCGGCGTGATCGTGCCGTCGAGCGAGCACTGCCCCAGCACGGGGATAGCCTGGAAATAGCCCTGCGGGAAGGTGAGAGAATCGCGCACCAGGAACTCATCGTTGCGCTTGTTGTTGGCGTTGGCGCGCGAGCCGTCGGCGTACATGATGCTCTCCCACACCCGATCCTTCGGCACGGCTTTGATGTCCGCGCCCAGGATGCGCGTTGCCGCTACGGCCGTCCCGCGCGTCGTCTCCAAACCGAACTGATATTTGCTGAGCTTGAATTCACCCATCTTTCATCACTCCTCTTCGGCGTACGGATTCGCCTGTTGGGGTAATCCTACGTGATTACCCTGTTGCGCCGGCTTCTCAGGCTCGTCCGGCTTCATTTCGACGACCTCGACGTATCCCCGTGCGGCGTAAGCCTCCGCGCGCCGGTCTCCCGGATCCAGCCAGGACTCGTCCGTCACCACGTCACCGGGCTTGTAGGTGCGCCCGCTGCGCTGCTCGGTAAACTCCTTCAACACCTTGATCTGAATCGCCACGATTGCCTCCTACGCCGTGTAACTGTACTCAGAAGAAACGTCCTCTTTGACTTCCCAATACAGGACCGCGCCCCAGTGCCACGGCTGGTTCTCGTCCCAGCGCAGCTGCGTCGGGATGAGGATTCGCGGCCGGTCCGGGTCAATGCGGAACTCATCCACCTTGCTCGACAGCGACACGCCCGTTGCCATCGCGTCGCGGATGCGCCGGGCGTACTTCATTATCTCCGGCAGCTTGTCCCAGCCCACATCCTCGAACAGATGAAACTCGACGCGCCCTCGCCAGTAGTCGATTTTGAGGCCGGCGCTGGGCACCGACAGAACGTTTTCGGGGATCACAATCGCGCACGGATATTCGTTGATGGCATCGGGCAGGCCCAGGCCGTCGTAGTACCAATACGCCTTGACCATCCCGCCGCGACCGTCGGCGATCTGGAACAGCGTCACCACGTCGTCGATCCAATCCTCTATCATTTCTCTTTCCATCACGGATTCGGTCACGGATTACACGGAACTCACTTCCGTGTTATCCGTGGGAATCCGTGTCGTGAATCCGTGTTATCCGATGCTCAGGTCTTTGGCGATGTGGTCGAGCGCGTCCTGAAAGAAGCCGACGATTTGACCCTTGACCCGTTCGTAACCACGCTTCATAAAGAAGCGTCCTTTGATAACCTTGCTATTGATCGCGCGCGCCACGACGAAGGCCAGTGACGCATCACCCAGCACCAGGTGCGCCCAACGACTCAGCGCCGCGCTTGGCGGCGCGGCTGCTCCGGGCCGCCGACCGAACTCCATCACCGCCGGATACGCCTCCTGGAGGCTCGACCCGACCGTGCCGATAATCGACCCCGGCCCCTCGCGCTTCACCTGGCTGCCGATGCTCCCGCGCAGCCGGCCCCGGAAGACCGGCACCAGCGGCTTGACAGCGGACTCCACAGTCAGGACGGTACGGGTCATCGCCTCGGTCAGCCGGCGGTCGATGATCACATCGGCCTGCTTGAGCTTGCGCAACTGCTCGTCGAGGCCCCTAATTTCAATCTCATACCCAATCAGATCGCCAGCGGCCATACTCACAAACTCGCTATCGCGTAGTTTTTGCGCACTTCGTCCACCACGTCGCGCGGGAATTCCTTGTGGTAGAACACCTCACCCGTGTCGGGCGCTCCCGTCTTTCCTGCGTACCCGCTCTTTGCTTTCTTGTGCATCAAGACCGCGATTTGCCGGCACAGATAGCGCACGTCTCCGGGCGGCAAATACTGGTTGATGGTCGCACCGCTGGTGTGCGCCGCCGCCGTCGTGCCATTTGTGCCGCGCTTGATACCGAAGATTCGGCCGGCCAGGTCCGACACGCTCGTCACCAGCATTTGCTCCGTGCCGATGGTTAAGGTCATGCCGGGGAAAATGACCGTCGCATCCGAGACCGTCACCGTCGTCGCGCCGCTGGTCAAGTCCGCGCTTAATGTCGCGCCCGTCGCCGCTGTCTCCTCGTACTTGCCCCAGCGGCCGGCAACCACAATCACGTCGCGCTCGTACGTCCAGGCCGTCAGGCTCGCGGCGTCTGGGTCAAGCTCGATACGGCTATACGGGCCGTTGAGCCAGTGCCGGTCACGCGGGTAGAGCAGGTAGTCCAATGTGGCCAGTGTCGTCGTGTCGTCGACGATGCTCGTCACGGCCAACACAGGCGGGACGAACAGAATCCTGCGGTCTTTCGGGCCGTCGAAGCGCTTCGTCTCGGTGACGGGAATGAAATAGCCGCGCAGCCCGTTTTTGCCTTCGAGCCAATCCGACGCCGAGCGGATGCGACCCAGGAACGAAATGTCGCCCAGCGGATTCCCGAAGCTCAAATCCTCGACCAGGTCTCCCACGTGGCAGTACAGCCTGTCGCTCACGGCTCACCCTTCACTTTTTCTTTTTCCGTGAAATCCGTGCCAGAATCCGTGTTATCAGTGGTCAACTTTGATTACCAGAAATGCCTCGACGTCCTCGCCGTTGGACAGCGTCGCCAGGATCTCGACGTAGTGCGTGCCGACGGCGGGTGTGTTGAGCGTCACGTTGACGAGCGGGCTGCTCACCGAGCTCGTCGGCGTCTCGCTCGATGGCCCAGTGTGCCTCAGTACGACACTGCTCACGGTCACGCCGCTGGGCAGGTCGTTGGCGAATGTGACGGTATGCGTCCGCTCTTCGCGTGACGATTGGCGGGCCAGTGCGAATGTCGGCACGGCTTATCCTTCGGCCTTGTGCGTCTGGTCGGGCGCGACCTTGTGCCCCCTGCGTTGGGAGACGGCAATCGCCTCGCGCTTCACTGTCCGATGGAGCCTGCGCTCGCCAGGCTCCACGAAAACCACGAGGAGAATCAGTGCTAAGCCGAACGCTTCTGCAGAAGCGATACCCGCCGGCGTGATATAAAGAATCAGTCTCGGCGTCCCGAACGCCTCGCTTGAACCGATGCCTACCGGCGTAACCTTCAACAACATGCGCAATGTGCCAAACGCCTCGGCGCTGGCGATGCCGTCCGGCGCAATCTTGAGCTGCATCCGCTGCGAGCCGAAGGCTTCGGCTGTGGTAATTCCCACCGGCGCAATCTTCAGCCCGATCAGCGCCGAGCCGAACGCCTGGCCTGATGCAATGCCCGCCGGGGCGATGCTCAGCCGGATGAGCGATATCCCGAACGCTTCGGCGGACGCAATCCCGGCCGGCGAAATGAAGAGGCCGCCGATTGAAACGATTGCGCTTCCAAAAGCCTCCGCGCTAGCGATGGCCGACGGCTTGATGAATAGAACCATCCGCGCCGCGCCGAACGCTTCTGCGCTGGCAATCCCCGCCGGTGCAATCGCCAGGCGCACCTGCGCAGAGCCAAACGCTTCACCGGATGCGATGGCGCTCGGCAAAATCTTCAACACCATCCGGGCCGATCCAAATACCTCCGCACTGCTGATAGCAGATGGTGTGATAAACAGCACCATCCGCGCCACACCAAAGGCTTCTGCGCCGGCGATCCCGGAAGGGACAATCTGCTGTCCAACCTTGGCAGCACCAAACGCCTCCGCTGAGGCAATCGCACTCGGTGAAATCTTTGACACCATTCGTGCTGCGCCGAATGCCTT